CGGTCCGCGACAGCCTGGACGACCCGCTCCGTGGTCCGCAGGATCGAGACCTGGATCGCCTCGTCCGACGCGCCACGGGTCCGGAGCTGCGTGTACTCCGAGACGGGGATGTTCTGGCCGATGGCCGGCAGCTCGAGCGTGACGCGCTTGCCGGACGGGGCCTTGCCGACCTCTGGCTCGGCGTCGTAGGCGCGGAACCGCGCCTCCTCCACCAGACCGGACGAGCCGGCGATGAACCGCACCACGATGTCGAACACCTCGCGGTTCGGCAACCACCGTGCGAGGGTGCCCTTGCGGGCCTCGTAGGTGGAGAGGGACTCCCGGGCGTACCCGGTGAGCGTGGCTGGGTCGATGATGTCGGTCCACAGGGCCATCAGGACTCACCGCCTCCTACCTCGATGAAGACGAATCCGGGCGCGTCCACGGGGGTGAAGGCGATCGGCAGGTTGTCGACCTTGACGAGCCCGTGGCGCAGGATCGGGGCCGCGAAGTCCGCGGTCGTCGCAACGCACGGCTGGTCGGTGAAGAGGAACCCGAGCTCCTCGGTCTCGGCGCCGGTCCAGGGAGCCGCAGCACCCTCGTCGGCGACGTTGACGGGCAGGCCGGACGGCAGGTAGCTGTTCGGGTAGTGCGTGCCGGCGGTGAAGCTACTGACGTCGATCGTCGCGGTGCGGCAGTTGCCGATGCCGTGAGCGGACCCGAGCCAGGACTGGTCACCGCCGCCGATGGCCTCACTGGTGAGACGCGGCATGGGGGTTGTCCTTCCGTGGGATGGGGCAGGGTTGGGGGTTACTTCTTGGCCGGGTGACGTTCCTCGTGCAGAGCACGGCCGGCGCTCACGCCAGGGGTCGTCTGCGAGGTGCCACGCTTCCCCTGGCCCATGTCGGGCCACTTCTTGTCGGCGGGCGCGATGCCGTCGACGTACTTCTGCACCTTGTCGGTGTCGACCTGTCCACCGTCGGCGGTCAGGAACTTGGTGGGGTCCAATGGAGCGAGGATGACCTCGATCTGCTCCCTGGTGAGCCGACCGCCCGCAGCGGCCCGGAACTCGGCCTGCACGAGCGCAGGGAGCATCTCGCGGCGACCATCGGCCTTCGCGGCGGTCTTTGCTGCCTCGACGGCCCGCTCCTCGTTGGTCTGCGTGCGGGCCTTGAGGGCGGTGAGTTCGGCGGCGATGGTGTCGCGGTCAGCCGTGGCGGTCGCGCGTTCCTCGTGCTTGCGGGCGTGGAACTTCCAGTACGCCTCGCGTTGGTCACCGGTCATCTCGGCGACCGGGGTGTTGGCAGGGAACCCGTGGTCCTCAGCCTTCGGCGCGGGAGCGGGCTTCGGGGCCGGAGCGGGTGCCGGCGGCGCCGCAGGCGAAGGCGCCGGGGGAGGTTCGCCCTCCATGCGGGCGTCGCCGAAGGTCCGGCGGTGGAAGTCCAGCAGGGCGGCGATGCCCCCAGGAGCGGTGAGGTCGATGCCGTGCGGGCCGGGATGCGTGCTCATTCGTGATCCCCTGTCGGGAGTGGTGGGCGCACCCATGGCGGGCGCTCGGTTCCCCCGGGACGACGCCGGGGGCGTTCTCAGGCCGCGATCGCCAGGCTACGGGCGCGTAGGGCGTCGATCCGGTCCCGCTGGTAGGCCAGCGGGCCGATGACGTTCTCCCCGGCTGATGCCCGGGCCAGCAACCCCCGGTAGGACCGCTCGAGCGACGCGATCTCCGACTCCAGACGCCGCGTGATCTCAGCAGCCGTGGGGCCAGCCTTCGGCGGGCTCCCGACCCCCCGGAAGTTGTGAGCGCGGTCTGTCAGCACGGGACCGAGCTCGCCGTGCTGATGGACGTTGTAGCGCACACGCTTCAGGTCCTCGGCTGCGGTAGATCCCGCGGACTCGTAGACGCGCTTCAGGTCTTCGTCGTTCAGTGTCCCGCCCGGGTCGGCGGTCCGGGTCACAGGAGCCACCGAACAACGGCAACGTCCGTGTAGTGGCGCGAGGGTGGCGATGGAGTAGATGCGGTCAGCTGCGGCGATGCATAGGCCGCAGGTGCCACCGCGGGAGAGTTCCGGGTGGATCACGCGCCGCCACCCGATGGCCTGCGGGTTCGCGGCGAGGGACTGGCGCCACTGCTCACGCCGGGCGAGTCCTGAGTCCCAGCGGACCATCGTATCCGCGCGCTGTAGGCCTACCGTCACGGCGTGGTCGAGGCTGGCGCCACGTGCGACCTGCAGGCGCACCGTGTCGGCAACCCGCCCGTACACCGACGACCAGTCCCGCACCCCGACCCGCAGGGGGTCGTTGATCGAGATCGCCCCGGCGGGCCGCGGCGATCCGCCGATCGTCGCGGCCAGGATGCGGGTCATATACGCGTCCGCCGACGCCGCCGACATCCGGGACGCGGACCGGGCGACCGAACCGGCCTGTGTCGCGGCCACGGTGATGACCGCGTGATCGGCCCAGTCCTGAACCCCGCCGAACGCCGCCGCTACCTGCGCCGACGCCTGGCCCTGAATCCTGTCCTGAGCGACAGCCTCGGCGTCGACGAGACGCGCGACCAACTCCGGGTCCACGGCTCAGCCCTGGTCGGCCGTCGCCGCGGTGGCGGGGGCCTCGGCTGGGACCGGGGCCGCCATCGTCGCCGCCAGCAGTGCGTCGTCGACGCGCTCGGTCTCCATGCGCTGGATGTCGTCCGGGCCGAACTGCCAGATCGTGCGCATCCGGGTCCGCCACGGCACTCCGGACGACGCCGCCTTCACCGACGCGTCGCCCTTCTCTGCCAGCGAGTACCGGTCGGCGGGGCGCCACTGGATGCTGATGAGCGCGGGGTCGGTCGGGGTGCCAATTTCCGCGATCTGACCGAGCAGCGCCACCGTCAGCGCGTGCGATGCACCCAGGCGACCCCACTTGTCCTCGACCTTGGTGGTCAGGCCCTCCTTGACCAGCGAGGCGCCAGCCGCGGACTGATTCACGGCGTCGGAGGAGAACATCGACATCGGGGTGAACGTCACCGCCGACAACCGCTCGATCTCCTTGGACGCAAGGCCCGACACGGGAGTCGTGTCGACCACCCCGGATTCCCACATCTTCGCCGTCAGCGGCAGCTTCCATAGAGCGTCCGGGGCCGACTGGAAGAGGTCGGTGTAGTCGATGAGCTCGCCGGTGTCCTTGTCCCGGGACGGCATGTCGGCCTCGTCGACGTGGATCGCGCGCTGGCGGAACGCCTGCATGGTGACGATCCACATGGCCTGGAGGATCACGTGGTCGATGCGGTCTAGGTGCGGCAGGTGCCGCTCGAACTCCCCGACGCCCTCTTCGTTGCGATACCGGACGACGGGCATGGGAACGGGAACGGGCTCCCCCTCGGCGCCGCCCTTGGTCTCGTCCCACTCCCAACCGGAACCGGTGAACCGCACACCCGACTTCACGGCCGACTTGCGAGGCCGGAACGCCACCCACCGGCGACCGGTGGTGCCGTCGGGCCGGAACAGGTAGGCCACGTCTCGGTCGTCGACGTCGTCATGGAACACCTTCGACGCCGCCAGGATGATCGACTGGACCACCGGGTCGTGGATCGTGATGACCTGCCGCGGGTCCTCCGCGGTGGCCGCGACCCGACCCTGGTACTTCGCGCCGATCACGTAGGCGTCGCCGGCGATCATCGACATACGGTGCACGTCGTCCTGCTCGGTCTCCATGCCCGCGGACTTCCACAGGGCCCAGGCGTTCGCGTCTCCGGACTCGTCCTGACTGTCCGGGGTGACGATGCCCGTCACGCGCAGCCGGTAGCGGGGCGCCTTGACGATCATCTCCGCGAACGACGTGCGCGCCGTTGCGAAGAACTGCCGGGCCGCCGGCGGTGCGTCCTTCAGGGAGGCGGGCAGCTCTTGGGTGCCCTCGTATCGGGCGAAGAGCGGGTCGATGCGCTTGCGGCGCAGCTCCAGCTTCGCCGAGCATCGCTGCATCCACCATCCGGGGCTGTCGGGAGTTCGCACGTTGATTGGCACGGGCCCCCCTCTCGTTGGTCAGCGGATACGGCGGGGGCGGGTCGGGGTGCGGGGCACGCTGGCCCCGGCCTTCACGGCGTCCAGGTACGCCTGCCAGGACAGGAGCCCAGCCATCGCACCGTCGAACTTCCGGTCCGGGTGGATCTTGCCAAGGATGAACAGTGGCTGACCCTCGTCGTCAACGAACGACGTGGGCACCTTCCCGGCGTTGCCGATGTGGCGGCTGAAGTCCGCAGCGTGGTGATGTCCCGGGACCCACCCGACGGCACCGGAGGACTGACCCTCCCGGTAGGCGCGGATCGAGTAGCCCACAGTCTTGTACTTGTTCGTCCACCACTCTTCAACCGCGCCCTCATGCCGACCGCACCACTCGCCAACCTCGATGATCCAGTACGGCGGGTCGGCGTACATCTTCCACACCCTGTACGTGGTGAAGATGTCCTCGACTGCCTGGTCGACCGACGCCGGGTCAATCTCCCACGTCTCATCCGCATCCAGCGGCTTCTCCCACAGGGCGTACAACTCCTGCGTGCCCGTCGCGACCTCAGTCAGCACCAGGGCCGTCGCGTCCCGACGCCGCGCGCCATCGAACCCAACCGTGACCAGCGCACCCTTCGGGATTCGTGCCCGCATCGGCGCGGCCGGGTTCCCCCCGACGTGGCACAGGTCGGCCCACCGCTTCGTGTCGAAGGCCTGCTGCGCCGACTTGATCCACCGGTTCAGCCACACACGCTCGAGGTAGGACGTGTCCGCACCCGGCCGGTCCCACTTCGACGCGATCTCGTCGAACTGTCCCGGGCCCCACTCGCCCGCCGGACCCGTGGCCTCAGCGACCGCGGCGATCCGCTCGGCCTTGACAGCCAGGTCGTGCCCGCCGTCGTCCGTCCGGTACAGGTAGAACATGTCCGGGCGCTCGATCTTGCCGTCCCGGATCAGCTCGGCTTCGGTGTGCAGCTGCTCGGCCACCGACCGTTGGCCCAGCTCGCCGGCCGTGCCTACGTACAGCGACCACGGGTCGTCGAGTGGCCGCTTCGGCAGGTTCGCGTCCATCGTGGTGTGTGCCGCGATCTGGCGGGGGAGGAACAGGCGGTGCGGCTCGTCGAAGCAGTTGAGGGTCGTGCGCGCACCATCACGGGCACCGGGAGAGCCGGACAGCGGAACGGCTTTGCCGTCGGCGCGCCCCCACGCGTCGAGGCGGATGATCCGCTCGAGCGAGGAGTCGAACATGTCCGCGTCGGGGCCCTCTTCGACCATGTACTTCAGGGCGCCGAACGCCAGCTCCTCGACCTGCTCGACGGTGACGGCTAGCATCGGGATGTACGGCGAGCGCACCGGGCGGCCCACCGGGTTGCCGTGGGCGTCGAACCCATCGCATCGGGTGGGACCCTCGGGGTGGAGCTCGGCGAACGCCAGGGCGGACATCTTCTCCGTCTTGGCGAGCCCCTTGCGGACCGACAGACCCACGCGCTTGAAGCGCCTGCGGCCTGCCCACGGGTGCGCCTTCGGGAACACCTCGAAGGCACGGTAGATGAACGCCCGGAACTCCGGGTCGACCACGTACATCTGGCCCTGCAGCGAGCCGGGTCCGTAGACCGCGCGCTCCTCCAGCAGCGAGCACACCTGCGGGCCCAGCGTCGGCCACGGCTCCGGGTCAGGACCCGGCACCACCAGCAGCACGACTCAGCCCACAGCGAAGAGCCCGTTGCGTGGGTCGTCGCCCTTCTTCGGCTTGGCTGCCTGCGTGGTCGGAACGGCGCGGCGCCGCTGCTCGCCCTGAGCCTCCACGGCCTCGACGTGCTCGATCTCCGCCCGCAGCTTCAGCAGCGCCAGCGGGTTCAGGCCCAGCCGGTCCGACAGCATCCGCGCTTCCTTCGCGGAGTCCAGGTCGCCCTGCTCCCCGGCGATCTTCCAGCGCACGTACTGCGCGACCTCGCGCAGCGCGTGGGACTCCTCCCAGATCACCGCCTGAGGGATCCGCCACAGGTCGGCCCACAAGGCGACCTCAGCGTCACGCGCCTGCTCGATCTCCAGCTCCAGCTGCACGACGAGGATCTCGGCCTTGTTCAGCCCGCGGCGCAGCCGGCCCTTGGTGCGACCGTCCTCGGCCTCGGCGATCTCCAGCTGGAGGGCGGCCACCCGGTCGCGGTTGAACTCGAGCGCGGCCTGCGCACGAGGGCTCGGCTGCAACGGCCACGGGGGGGCCGGCTGCAGACGACCCTCGGACTTCAGGACGCGGAAGTCAGCCTTGGGGTTGTTGCGGCGAGCGCGCACGCTCGGATGCTTCGGAGCGGGGCCGGGCATGGTGACCTCCGTGTCGGAGAGCGCCGGCTAGACCCCTGGCGGGTCAGCCCGGCGAGACGTTCTGGCGGGCGTTGGGCCATCGCGTCGCGACCCTGCTTGCGATTTGACAGGGTCGCGACGCCTATCGACCTCAGTCGACCCGACGGGTGGCGTACAGCAGGTGGTGCTTCGGCACTGCGGCGACATACGCGTGATCGGCCGTCTTGAACACGACCAGGTCGTCTTCCTCGGTCAGGTACGCGGCTTTGACTGCGATCTGGTCGAGCGACGGGTCAGTGAACACGACATCAAAGGTGGCCTCGGTGTTGGCGGACATGTGCGTCTTCTCCTTCGGTGATGGTTGATGGTGGTGGTGATGCAGACCGGCCGGGGTTTCCTCCGGGCCGGAGTCCGTCAGTCCCGCTACGCGGGCGTCGTGTTCTGGCGCGAGTTACACGATCTGCAGAGGACCGTCAGCGGGCCCTTGCCGCCGCCGTGAGCCACCGCCCTGATGTGCGCCGCGGTCAAGTCGCGGGACGGATGTGGGTCGCGTTCCCACCCAGGGCAGACGTACCCGTGGTCCGCCACCCACGCGACGACAACGGCTACGCGCCGAGCGCGCTCGGCAGGGTCGCGCGCCAGGATCGAGCTGGGTGAAGGCGGCCGCTTCGCGTGCGCCGGGCAGTACGTCACACCCACCACACGCTCCGGGCACCCGAACACCCCACAAGCCTTCGGCGCCCGAGGCATTCAGCGTCCGGCCGTGCGAAAAGTGACCACCACGGGCAATGCCTCCCATCCCGTACGGGGCGAACCTTGCA